TGGTGGTGATAAGGGAGTTCCATATGTTCTATTATATTTACCAAGAACATTTCCTTTTTCCATCTGTGCTCCCATCATCAACAATTCTAATCCATCAACAAGTTGCATTTGATAAGCTGTGTTAGAGCTTTGATTAGTTGCAGTGCTACTAATTCTATACCACCCATCTCCAAGTGCTTGAATACTAGTAGCATCTGTGTTGCTAGTAGAATCTACTACACCACTTACTAAATCGAAGTTTGTATTCCTAAAATTAAATCCATCCCATTGACCAATTGCAATCTTGCAAGGATTGGAAATTGCTTTAGCATATAGACTAATGGTATGCTGACCACTACAATTATACGATCCATTAACAAAATTATTTGGTCTGAAATTTATATACTTTGAACTGCCAGTATCATTAAGAACTTTACTTGCTCTCATTTCTTTATCCCATTTAAAAGGAGACAAAGCATAGTTGGCAATTATTTTTGAATTATCCAACCAATTTACACTATTCTCTCCCCAAGTCTCTGCAGCATCTACCTTAAAGTCTTCACTATGTCTTATAATATTCTCAGCAGGTTCATAACATGCTCTGTTTCCAAAGTCATAGTTCAGTAAGTTACCATCAGTTGTAATATTAGAAGTAACTAGAGGTGCTGTATCAGTTGCTTCATTAATATACTTGGACTTAGTAGCATTATAATTCTGGTATACTTGTGCCTCAGTTAAAACATGATCATAAATTCTAAACTCTGCAATATCACCATCCATATATTCTCTACTATCAGATCCACCCCCATCTTCTTCTACATTGGTAGAAGGAAATAATCTATTACTACCCCATACAATTCTTACTGCACCACCAGCTCCATCTGCTGCTCCATTATCACCATCATCTTCGTTACCAGTTCCTCCACCACCGTATCCTTTCTCTCTACTGCTAGTCGAAGGATCCTTAGATGTTCCACCAGATCCTGCAAAACCTCTTGAATTAAAAAGGTCATCATAATTTGCTGCAGTTATTGAGGTACCAGCAGCTCCACTAACTCCCTCTCCATAGATACCAACTCCACCTCCACCTTCTGTGGGCAAATAATTTTGTGTGCTGTTTAAACCACCAGCACCTCCACCACCTCCACCTGATCCAGCGGTTGCATTGCTTTGTTGTCCATCACTACCACTACCACCAGTTCCACTATATCCACCAGCTCCTCCGCCACCACCACATTGGTGACCATCTTGTCCACGACCACCACGACCACCATCACCACCACCTTGGGTGCTACCAGAAACAAAGTATGTTCCATCTGCACCATATGAAAAACCACCATTTTCAACAACGTTTGGATTATTATATTCTCCTTTGCCACCACCACCTGCTCTAGAAAGAATAGTTCCTGAATGACTATTAAAATGAAGATAACTATCGTCACCAGCACTAGCATTATCTTGACCAGCGATGCTTCCACCATCTCCACCAGAACCAACAGTAATGTATAACGTTGATTCTCCACTGACATCAAGATTATTGATCCAACTTAAAGCACCACCACCACCTCCTCCACCAGAGACACCATTAGTGTTTTGTGTGGAAGCAGATCCACCACCTCCACCACCAACTAAAACAGCTGATACTGATGATAGTCCACTTACATCTAATGTATATGTTCCAGGAGTTGTATACACTGCTTCACCTCCTGATGATGATAAAGTTCGTGCAGATGATCCAATTGTAAATGGAAGTTCTTGAGATAAAGATTTAACTTGACTCCAACTAAGAGCACTTGTCCCAAGTTTAGTACCATCATAATACATACTCACTTCATTATTAGGACCATCAAAAGTAGTAACTATGTGATACCAAATATCTGTTTGCACAGTAGTACCTGTTACGTTATACGTTAGTGAAGTTCCTGATGGGTTTAGTGTTATTTGCAACTCCTTACCAGATGTATCTAACACACGTAAAGAACATCCACTATCATCAGTAGATTGATCCCAAATATATCCACTGGAGGTATCCCATGCTGATAAGCTATCAAACTTAACCCATGTCTCAACAGAAAAATCTGTCTTATTAGAAACACTATAATTTTGTAACTCAATACGTCTGGTATTGTTAATCTCAAAATGATCTGGAGGATCAGATTCATGTGATGGATTAACTAATACACCATTGTTTTCGTTTTTAGATTTATCCAACCAATTTCCAGTTCCACTATACTCAGAAGCTAATAAATGTACTGATGGAAAATCTCTAGTTCTAATAGCAGGACTACCACTGAAATCAACAGTATCTTTACTAGTTACTCTTCTCTTTTTATTTGCAACAGGTGTAGCAAGATCATCAAATACTACTTGATCAGCAGTGAAAGGATATGACATCAAGTCACTAGTATCATTTCTAACAGAACCATCTTTCAATCTTTCTGTTGTATCAGTCTGACTACTAATTGTATATTCTAGTGCTACTGCACTACCATCATCATAATCAAAAGCACCTATACCATTACCAGAACTACTTACTTTACCAAAGTAGTAAGCATCTGGTGTTCCAGAAACAGCATTGTAAGATTGATCTACATATGAAATATAATAAAAAGATGGGTCTGCATCTAAGCTAATACCAAAAGTTCTAAGAGGAGAAGCACTAGATGAATTACCCTTATCTAACTGTCTTCTCCAAACAAGTTCACCACTCTTAGAATATTTTGATAAGAGAAGATAAACTTGTGTGGTAGATGATTGCTTTGATAAAACAATAGTCTGTTCTGTTTCACCATAAGATCTAATTCCCATGGGAGTTATACCAATACCATCCATAACATTTGTTGTATTAGTAGTTCCCTTCTGCCAAATAATATTTCCTTCTGGTGTTAGTTTAGCAATCCACTGACGTGCTGGACTACCATATGTACCAGTAACATAAATTTGATCTCTACTATCAACATACAATTCCCATATACGTACTGGTGCATTATATCCAAAAGTACCATCCGCATCATATGAACGATAGAATGTTTTATCCCACAAGACTTCACCACTATCAGTATCAACCTTTATAAGATATCCACGATGGGGATTGGTAGCATCCAGTGTTCCACCAGCAACAACTTGTCCTCTATCATTAACACCAATACTTTCTAATATAGTATCACCATTTCCACTTCCAGTAGATATTGCCTTCCCCCATATAGGATTTCCATCTGTATCATATTTTTCAATAAAAGCCTCGCCAAGCTCATCAGTTCCACAAATATAATAATTATTATTATCATCGGAAGTAATATCGTTTACTCTACCAACATAATTACTTGTTGCTTGCCATTCCAATAAACCAGTAGCAGAGTACCTAGCAACTAATGGTATATTACCAGTACCACTATTAAATTCTCCAGCTGCAATAACTTTACCATTAGAATCAAGTTTTACTGAATTGAATCTAACACTACCACCATTAGGTACTGTATATTGAGATCCTACACTCCATTCTTCTGTCGTTGTTGGGTTCGCTGGATCAGTTTCAGCATCATAATCTCTCTTACTAATCCAACCATGATCTTTTGTGTTGGAATCTTTATTCCATCCACCAAGAATATATTTTTCATCAGCATCATTGTAGATTATACTTTTTGGCATCCAAGTACCCAAAGAGTTTGAAGACTCATCTACCTGTTTAAAAAAGTTTGATGCAACCGATCCCGTTGAACCTAAAAGAAATAAGTTCCTCGCGGCACTACTAAATCCTACTGGCATTTATAAGTCCTCTAACTAAAGTCTGTATTGCCCTGACCAAAGACTCTAATAACACCAGAACCGTCTTTGATAATTACAAAAGTGAGAATGTCGGTATTTGATGTAGCAATTGGTGGTGAACCACCCGACCATTCAACACCATTAGTAATGCTGTTTCCATCAACAGAACAAGCATCACCATATGTAGACGCAGTAGTAGCATCAATAATTAAAGTAAGTGTTAGTGACTGGTTATTTGCAATAAAGTTACCATCTGGGTCAGCAGTATTAAACGACCACTCATTAATAGCAGTGTTGGATGAAGTGTTACCACAAACAGTATTTGCTGCAGCAGCAGTGACACTAATAACATTACTATTGATAGTAAATCCTGAACTGAAACTACTGAATGATTTCTCAAGAATTCTACCACCAAGAACAGCAGCACCATTAACTTCTAGTGCAGGTGATCCAGTAGGACCAACTAGAACACCAACTGATGTTAGTGAAGAGTCAGTAACTGTTGTACCAAGAGCAGTAGCAGATAGTGCTAACTGGTTACCAATAACAAACTTCTTACCGAATGCAATCTCAAGGTTTTCTGAGAATGTCCAATACTTATCTGATCTACTGTGGTCATAAAGGATTGTCTTATCTCCTGTACCGCCAAGTGATCCATCAAGTCCCTTAAGAATAATACCACCACCATCTGCTGCAAGATCAGAAGGACCAGAAGCAACAATATTTGCTGTTCCACTACCAATAACAGAGTTTGAAAGTACCGCTGTGTTAGCATTAAGTGAAACAATAGTCGTGCCAACAGGAACACTAATACCACCAGTGGTGGAGTTAACTTCCATACCAGGAATCAAACCTGCAGTTGGTGTAATACTTGTAATATTATTAGATCCATCAACTGTAACACAAGAGAAGGTAGTGTTAACAACAGAAGCAAGTTCTATGTTCTTATCATCAACCTGCATAGTGGTTGAGTTGATACTAACAACAGTACCGTTAACTGTTAATGATCCTTGTACTAAAGCATCACCACTAACAGTCAAATTATTATTAACAGTAGTATCAAACGAAGCATTACCTTTAATCCATGCTTCTGTACCAGAACCAATAACTAACTGTCTATCACCAGATGGATTATCTAACTGGTAAGTTACGTTAGTTGAGTTCTCATTATCTGCTGGTCCAATAACAACATTACCAGTACCAGTAACACCATAACCAGCATAGTGTCCAATACAGACATTCGCTTCTCCTGCAATGTTGCTCTCTAATGTATTGTTACCAACCCCAACGTTCTTGTCTCCCGAATTATTTGAGAGCATTGAATCTCGGCCTATTGAAATATTGTTCGTGCCGATACCATTTTGACTCAAAGCCCTTACACCCACTGCAGTATTCGATGCACCGCTATTACATGTGAGGAGTGCTTTGTATCCAATTGCAGTATTTTGAGATCCCGAAGTGATGTTATCTAAACATGCAACACCCATTCTAGTGTTAGTTCCAACAGCACCAGCACCTCTACCAATAGACATTGGGTCTGTCTGTGTACCACGAATTATAATATCAGCCTCTTCAAAGTTAGCAGTTGCATTTACTACAAGCTCATCACTAGAACTAGTTCCAATAGTAGCATTCTTTGTAACTTCAAGACTATGATTGATTAATGTTGTACCAGTTGCTGCACCAAAGGTAATAGATTCTGCTGCACCATAGGCAAGAATAGAAGTTGCAGTAGTATTAAAGAGTGTAAGACCACTGGATGTGGTGGTCATTCCATTAATAATATTAGGATTATCTTGGAAAACTAATTTAGCAGTACCAGTAGTATCACTAATCAATGCTCTCAACTGTGTAGAAGTTGTTGAGTTGAATACTGCAAGAGTATCCGAAGTCATTGCTACACTACCACCCTGTCTGAAGTTGACAGTAATTTCTTG